GGCACAGAAACAAGATTTTGCACAGATTAGGAAAGAATGATTAAAAGAAGAATAATCCGAGAGTGTTATTATTGTGCTTATGAGAGCATGACTGCAAGGCGGTGTCCGAAATGCCTTGGATTCTCTTTTATAGTTTATGTCCTCAAACGAGCGAGGAAGTTGGTAGCTTAATGGTAAAACCAGTATTACAGATTAGGAGCATATTATGGCAGCACCAAGAAAAGGCAGTTGCGGCGGAACACCACGCGTAGGCAAGAAGGGCGACAAGAAGCCAACCAGAGGCCAAGGCAGAGGCCGTAGAAGATAGGAGACTTATGAGCACTGAAAAGAAAAAGAAACGCTGGGCGAATGAGGTAGCGGAAAAAGCCTGCCAGCCCATTAAGGACATAGAGCCTAAACCCTCTTGGGTCCAGGCTCTTATGATACTGCTTTTGCATAAGAACGGCGGCAGTTTAACAGTATCGCTCGGTGATTTGGAGCGATTTGAGGCTCTGGAGTCTGATAACGAGACTCAGTTGACATTTGATAAGGTGCGTAGAACGGTAACAATCACGGCTCCTGAGATGATAATGCCTGATAAGAAACTGGTTGTGCCGGACAAAACTATAATCGATGGTTCAAACATTATTTGAGGTGAATTATGGCAGATGGTAAAAAGGAACTTGAAGAGGCGGCAGATAAGACAAGAAAAGCCAAAGTTGACAAGGCCAATAAGAAAGCGGCCAAAGATGCTTTGAAACTTGCCGAAGCAAACGCAGATAAGCCGCTTAGTAAGGCAGAAAAGGCGTTTGTAAAAAAGATTGCACCGAAGATGAATTGCGGTCGGACTTGTGATAAACCAAGTCCCGCGGACATTACGAAGTATGCTCGGTTGTTATCGAGGGTCAATGTTAAGGCCGATCCGCCAACCGCTCCACCTACTGATTAACAGGAAGGACAATTTAGCTGTACGGTACAGCGGCAAAACCGGAACCCTATTGCGGGGTATAAATGCAAGACTCTGCTTGTTGTAGAGACGTTTTGACAGTTTCGGAAAAAAACTGTCCTCTACTGTAGAGATTACAGGACTTGCACGGCTCAACTCAGCCGGGAATTGGAGTTTTTGAAATGGAAAAAGAAACTAACGAAATGAGTAGCGAAGAAGTCGAAAATCAGGAAACGACAGAGGTTGAAGCTACTGGCACCGAAGAGAAAATTCCTGCGGTTGAGCCAGAGCCGGAACCTTCTGTCCCGTTGCATGCACACACAGCTTTGAGGGCCAGAGCACAGGCCGCAGAGGTTAATGCGGCAGAATTACGCGGTAGGCTGGCACAGGTACAGGAATCGTCAGCATTGCCCGTAGTATCGCCCCTGGACGCTGAGATAGCCCGACAGACGGAAGAAGGTATTGCTCAGGAAGATATGAGCATATCCCCCGCCGTTATTCGTGCAGACAAGCTGTATGAAAAGCAGATCGCCACACAGGAGGCCAAGACCGTTGCGGATCAGACCCTTGTAAACAAGCAAGCGGCCTCACTCCTCACGGCTCAAGGCAAGCACGCCGATTGCATGGAGGTTATCAATGCCGGTATGGGATTATTGACACCTGGTGAGAGCCTTGATGCTAAAAATGCTGGCGATAATTTTGGTGAAACTGCGTATATTGCATGTCAAAAAGCTATTGCACGCAACAAACCTGAAGAAACGACTTCCGCTGCTCCGAAACCGAGCAAGCCGGCAGTTGAGAAAGTAGTAGAACCCGCGGCACCATCGCAGACCGAGATACTGAAAAACGCGTCTCCGGAAGTGGCGGCGGCGGCGGCACTGTAAGGCTTGCTCCTGAATGAAGGAGCAACATTATGAGAATGAATTTTGTGCTTGACTTCACCAGACAAGGTGCGATTGACCGTGCTATGGCGAAGCAAGCGAAACAAACTGACATATTCGGGCAAAGAACCCCGTTTAGTCGGTTTTTTGTTGACACAAGTTTTGCGTTTGCAGATCCACGTGCTCAGACTAAGTGGTCTATGGCCGTTTTTGTTTACGGCCTGGAGAATATGTTCTTTACCGGAATGATGGGTAAGGACAAAAACAGTCTGATCGTCGTGAACACTGATCTGCTGACTAAAAAGGGTGGAACCATTATCTTCGAGTCCAAAACCCCGTTAAGTGCGGGCGGACAGGGCGATGATGGTAACACAACCGGTGCCGAAGAGCAGCTTAAACGTCGGAATATGTCAATGACGATCCACGAAAGAGCACACTCTGTCGTATCAGCCGGTAAAATAAGTGAGCAACTGACAGCAACGAACATCCGCGAAGATGGTAAGCAGGATTTGGGCGAATGGGTATCTGAGGCGATGGAGGACGATCTTGTAAATGCAGCAGCAGGGCTTTACAACGAGAACTCCGGCGGTTCGGCTATCGAGACGATCAACGAGTCTTATCCTTCTGACGACCGTATCCATTACGGCGGCCAGAACGCAGCGGGAACTTTAGCAACTGCTGGTGGTGTTGTAGGAGCCTCATTCGGCACTGACGCACTCCTGACAGCAGAAGCCGTTGCAAACAACTTGATGGGTACTGTGGTGATGGAGGCTATCAAGCGTAGAATGATAGCCGCAACACCGAAGATGCGACCGGTTACTATTCGCAACTTGTCAGGTATGAACCCGGACGATGTTCGTTCTGGTAAGAAACTTGGCCCTGTTTTGGCTAAGATATTTATCGTTCTGTTGAGTCCGTTACAGATTAAGTCTATCAAGGCTGAGACTGGTAATAACGGCTACAGGGCAATGGTATCAGCAGCCCAGATCAGGGGGAACTTGAATCCCATATTTTCGGGTGCAGAGTTCTACTGGGACGGTATGCTCGTATTTGAGTATGACCGTATTCCAGTAAGGACCGGTGCGGGCGGTACAACGGTTGCAGAAGGCTTCCTACTTGATGCTGCACGGGCGACGACAGATGACGAATGTGCAAACGGACGAAGCGTAGCAAGGGCACTCTTTATGGGCGCACAGGCTATGGCTTTCGGATGGGCACAGAAGCCGGGCTGGTCAGAGGACTACGTAGATAATAACAAACCGAAGGTTAAGGTTGATATGCTCTACGGAGTGAAACGTACTGTATTTAATGCACACGGCGGTGCGGTTGCGGGCAGTGATGAAGCTATTTACTGTGTCGATACCGCTGTTGTAGTTGACGCCTAATAGGCAGAAAGGAACTTGTAGAATGAGAAATTTACTCTTAATTTTAATGGTTGCCTTACTGTCGATTAACACGGCAATGGCAGCGAACAGGTACGGAGATACGTATCACGAGATCCAGATCGAAGATGAAACTGGCAGGGTTGTAGATGACATTACAAATCTGTATATCTACGGTGCCGGTGGGACAACTGATGCGGTTATCTATATGGACAAGAACAGACAAAATACTATAACGATACCAATGACGGAAGCTTCTGCGAATACTACCCTTGTTGATGGGGTTGCTTCGTGGTGGGGTCCGGATGCGTATGACTTTAGTATGTCCAACACTGATGCGGCTGGTCCATTGACCAACTCAGGTCATGCCGACCGTTCAGGAAACGATGGCAGGCTGATATTCCCATCTTACTTACAGTCGATGTCCACAACGGCATGGCTGGATGCACAGTCAATATCGATGGGAACCGGTGCAGAGTGGGTTATTAACGGCGGCGGTGTAGCGGACACTTTAAGTTTTATCCCTGCTGCCGATAATTCCAACTTCATTGTAGGGTCAGTGAACGCCTCGTACACTTCGAGTTTTTATGTGCCTACTGGAGCCACAGATGGGCTTACTATTGCATCTGCGGCCTTTACATGGAACGGCGGTGCGGTTCTTCTGAACGACACCTCTAACCATAACGTAGGGATTTGTACAGGAACATCGACAGGTGCTACCTCTATTGGCAATAGTGCCGGTGGTGCTTTTGCGTTAGACACTACCTCGACTATTACTGTCAATGCTGATGACGCTGTTAGTATTACCAACTCCACAGCGAGTGCTGTTATAACCATTGATTCCACGGCAGGTTCAGTTTTGATTGACGCTGGAGAATCCGCCACCGATTCGATTATTGTTCGAGCCACCGGTGCTACTGGCGGCATTGAGCTTATATGCGGTACTGGCGACATTACCCTTGACAGTGGCGATGACATTTTCCTTGAGGCCAATACAGGTGTCGGGGATGTAATCTCAATTATCAACACAGCCGGTACTGATGCCGCTGCGATAGTAATGACAACGACCGCAGCAGGTTCTTTCGACATCAATTCAGGTGATAACATCACTATTGATGTGGCTGACGATTTGCTCCTTACTACGGTTGATGGTCCAATAACTTTGACGGCTGGAACTACGGGCGATATTTCCCTTATCTCAGGAGATGATACTATCATAACGTCATCGGGCAAGGTAACTATCACCAACACCGAGGCGGTAACTATATCCGGCGCATTGACGATGACAGGGTTAGCAACTCTGACTGGTATCAATCAACAGGTTGTAGAAGTCGGCGATGTAACTGCTTATGACGTTCTTGCTGCTAACTCCGGAAAGCTTCATGTAATCCCTGATTTGACAGGGGACTTAACTATGGACTTGCCCACAGAAGCAGCCGGTTTGTACTTTAAGTTTATTTATGTCGGCGGTGCCGAAGATGCTCAGGATTGGATTATCGACTCTGAGGCCAATGCCAACTTCTTTACTGGCGGTCTCAATACATATGACGACGATGATACCGGAGCTACCCCTGTTTACTCTGACAACACTGACGATTCAATTTGTACTGTTCTGACTCCAGGTACAGGTACAGAAGTTGAGATATGGTGCGATGGAACTATCTGGTTCATTAACGGAACTGTGGTTTCTGGAACGGCTACCTCTGTTACTTTTACTAATCTGTAACCAGGTAGTTTAATTTGGTTTAACGGGCGGCGGTGCTTTGCGTCTCCTTAAAAAGCACCGCCTGCCCTTTATAAGAAAGGAATTGAGGGCGTTATGGATGTTATTGTTAAAGCCGATATAGTCTCGGATGTAGATGACAATTTACAGATTAGTGCCGGTGCCGATGGACTTGACAAGCAGATTATTAAAACGCTTGTCGATATGAGCAACCGAGGCTTGCTTGTCGGGTCCGATGATACTCAAGTGCTTGCCGATGGCGATAAAACGCTCGACTACCCGGAGGGGTTCAGGTCGGCTATCAATATAACACTTACAGGCGACAACGCCAATTATCCTCTTATCAAATTAGCAGGAGGCCATAAAGAATACAGAGAAAGTATTGCCTATGGCGGCGGGCTGGTCAGTCCTCAGTATTACAGTGAGTTCGATGACAAAATATACCTGTACGGCGAAGCTGGCAGCGCGTACACGATATTGATTGAGTTCAGAAAGAACCACGCAAAAGACGCTGACAATATAGAGTTTACGACAGAGTTTGAAAATTTGATGATGGCAGGAACTACATATTGGAAAGCACTTCAGTTAGGTAGGGGTAAGGCAATCCAAATATGGGGGCCGACATACGCTTCTGAAATGCGCA